ACGGCACAGAGGTTATCAGTAACTCTCGTGCTCTAAACAATATTGCGTCTGCGGATGCGACTACAGTAGCCACGCTAAACTCAGCGGGNGTTGGTGGCTCTGTCACTTTAACAGCAGACGGGGCTATAACCGCAGGCGACCCTTTGAATGTTACATCTGCCGGGAAAGCTGAGGTTCTTAATGCTTCCGTAATTGGCCCTGTGAATACTTCTCATGGCAATACGCAATCTGTCGCATCTGCCGGGAACGGGAGTGGTCAGTATGTTTTGTTGGAGCTAGTAGATAGCGTGGGTTTGAGAGCAACCGTTTTTAGCGACACTACTGGCGCACTTGTTGCAGGCACTGTTACTACTATTGTAAGCGGCGCGACCACTTCTCGAAGCGTAGAAATTATGTACCATCCAAACAGCGGTAAGTATATAATCGGGTATTGCCAGGGCGATGACGCAGAGGCGAGAGTTCTTAGCGTTTCTGGAACAACCCCCTCAGTAGGTTCGGCTACTAAAATAGTAGGTGATAACGGTGGTGAGTTTACGATCAAGTATGCCTATAGCACCTCAGACTATAAAGTTGGGTGCATTGTTTCTTCTGGGTATTTTAGCGAGACGAGCTACTATGTTTCATGTTGTGTTGGTACAGTAAGTGGCACTAGCATCAGTTTCGGGAGCAAGTCATCTTTAGAAACAGCCTATTCTACCTGCGAAGGAGATATTGCTTACAGTCCAGACGATAACAAATTTGCTCTGCTGTGGAGGGCTAATAGCGGTGCTGCCCAACTTAGAATTGGTACAATAAGTGGTACTTCATTTTCTCTGGGTTCACAGTATAATACAGGTGAAAACACCCGCCAGGCACCTATGAATCTAGAGTACAGCACTTCGGAAGGCCGCTTCTTTTACAATTTCATGGATAATGATAATGTTAAAACTGGCAGCTTCGATATTTCGGGAACGTCTATTTCTGGGCATAATGTATCCACTACATTCATAGACACCGGTCATGGTTCCGATCCTTATAGCGCGGCATACATGACTATGGATGCAACAGGAACACCATATACCATTGCGGCAAAACGCATAGACCCAACTCCCTATGATTGGGTTGCTGATTTTTATCCTTTAAGTTTCTCTAGCACTACACAAGTCGGCAGTAGTATATTGCAGCTAAGTTACTCAAGTACCTCTTCTTTTATTTACTCCAGAGACAGGACTTTTAATTTCGATTCGGCAGGGAAAACATTTGTTGGTATGTACAGTGCGCCCTCTAGTGTTGAGATAATCAACTATACGGTTAACCCATCAAATGTGGGAAAACCTTTTGTTGGCTTTGCAGACAACACAGTCTCTGACGGGGGTTCAGTCTCTATAAACTTAGCGGGTAAAGTAGCCACAGGTGTAGGCACAGGGCTCACACCGGGTCAAGAATATTTCATGGACGGTGGCGCATCACCCACTTTGTCAGAAGCGGGGTATGATCCCAAAAGTATCGGTGTAGCAGTAAGCTCAACAGACATCTTGATGACATAGCCTTTATGGAAACCAGCCGAAAAATAACAAGGAGTTCGTGATGGACGATGTCGTATATAGTCCCGACGGAGCCTGAGTAAAAACGCCACCTGCGCAACTCGACTGCGCAGGTGGCATCACACTCAAAATGAGTGTATAATCGCCCAAGCGGCGGAGTTAAAGAGGACTGACAGCATGGCAACCACCACAAACTACAGCTTCACGCTCCCGACCGTCGGGGGCAGTCAGGACCAGTGGGGGACGGACCTCAACAATAACTGGACCAGCCTCGACGCCACGTTGTTCGGCCTTGCTCCAAAATCCAGCCCAACATTCACCGGCACTGCGACGATACCCACCGCGACGATCACCGACGCGACGATCACCACCGCAAACGCCACCACCGCGACGATCACCACCGCAAATGTCACCACCGCAAATGTCACCACCATCGACTTCGGTGATTGGACGATCTTTGAGGACGCTGGGGTTCTAAAATTTGCCACCGGCGGCGCCAACAAGATGTCGCTGGACGCGAGCGGCAACCTCACAGTTACCGGGAACGTCAACACATCTGGGACGATCTAAATGCCGCTCATTCCCCTAAAGATCCCCGCGGGGATGTATCGAAACGGCACAGAATACGAGGCCGCTGGCCGCTGGCGTGACGGAAACCTCGTCCGCTGGCTTGGAGCATCTCTCCGCCCAGTAGGGGGCTGGCGCGAGCGTATCACTGACGCCATCGCCGAAACCGCCCGCAGCATGCACGCGTGGCAAGACAGTAGCAACTCCAGATGGGCCGCCTTGGCGACATATAACAAGCTCTACGTCACAAGCGCCGCCGGCACCGTCTACGACATCACGCCCGCCGGCTTTCAGACTGGCGACGATCTCGCAACAATCAAAACCGGCTACGGCTACAGCACATATGGCACGTCGTTTTACGGCACTGAGCGCCCGGATACTGGAAACTATAGCGAAGTGACCACATGGTCGCTCGATAACTTTGGAAACTTCCTAGTCGGGTGCAGCGTATATGACGGTAAGGTGTACCAGTGGGACGGCGTCACGTCGAACCCGGCCACTGTGGTCACAAATGCGCCAACCGACAATCTGGGCCTCATTGTAACAGAAGAGCGCTTCCTATTCTGCCTCGGAGGCGGCGGAGATCCGCGCACAGTGCAGTGGAGTGACCAAGAGGACATCACCACATGGACACCGGCCAGCACAAATCAGGCTGGCGCCCAGATCTTGCAGACGTCGGGCCAGATCATGGCGGCTCAGCGCGGACGTGGCCAGACGCTGATATTCACTGACTTGGACATGCACCGCATGACCTACGTCGGCGCGCCATTCGTGTACTCGACTGAGAAGGTCTCAGAAGCATGTGGTCTCGCATCGCGCAAGGCGGTGACGACTGTCGACGCCGGGACGTTCTGGATGGGGCACAAGTCGTTCTTCTTCTACGACGGCTCAAACGTGCGGGAGCTTCAGTGTGACGTCGAGGACTACGTCTTCGGTGACATCAATAGCGCGCAAATCAGTAAGGCTTGGAGCATGGCGCTCGGGCAACAGGGCGAGATATGGTGGTTTTACTGTAGCTCAGCGTCCAATGAGATCGATCGATATGTGAGCTACGACTACAAGCAAAACTACTGGGCGACTGGCACGCTGTCACGCACTTGCGGCATCGACCGCGGCGTATTCAGCCACCCTCTGATGATGTCAGTCGGCGGCACTATGTACGACCACGAGAGCGGTCTCAACTATGAGGGCGCCACAGTGTTTGCGGAGACTGGGCCGTTCTCAATTGGATCCGGCGACAACTTAGTCAAAGTCACCAAGTTGATCCCAGATGAGCTGACGCAGGGCGACGTTTCAGCCACGTTCAAGACACGTCTATATCCCAACGGCTCAGAGACTGCCCACGGACCATTCAACATGGCTAATCCAACCAGTGTTCGCTTCAGTGGGCGTCAGGCCCGGATGCGCGTCGAGGGCGCACGCCTCGCTGACTGGCGAGTGGGTGTCATGCGTGTTGAGGCAGTCGCGGGCGGCAAGAGATGACGTCTCCAACTCCACCCACAGTCGGCCCCGACATATTCGAGTGGGCGCGGACATTCACCACTTGGACAAGGCGGGCTCTAACACAGCTCGTCTTTAAGCCGTCCGGCGCAGCGGCGGTTGAGAACGGCACTCTACTATGGGACGAGGCAGCTGGCTATCCTGTCGTGTCGAAGGGCGGAGAGTGGGTGCAAATTGTGCTCGAGGACGGCAAATACTCTGGGGCAGTCACGGCGGACCAGACGGCAGCCACTGTCAACACACCTTACGCCCTGACCTACACGACCAGCGTCTCTGACGGCATCGCCAACGGCACACCAGCGTCGCGCATCGTCTTTGACGAGGCAGGCCAGTACATGGTCAGCTTTTCAGCACAGATCGCGTCCACGTCTTCGTCAACTGTCAACTTCTGGTTCTGGCCCCGCATCAACGGCACTGACGTCGCCGGATCATCGATGGAGAACGCGCTGCACCAAAACGGGGCGGTGCTAGTTGTGTCTCGATCTGCAATATTCGAGATCAGCGCCGGAGACTATCTGGAGGCCATGTGGGCCGTGGATAACACCAGCGGGTTTTTGAGTGCAAACGCGGCGACGGCCTTTGCACCGGCCGCTCCGGCGTCGACAATTGCGATCACGAGGTTACATGGGTGAGGCTGGCGCGATGATGGATAACGTGGTAAAGTTGCATCAAGACAATGTCGAAGTCATTCCCGCCGTTGCGGAAGACATCGACCACGGAATTGAGATCGGCATGCCGTTTCTGGCGGCCAGTATAGAGAGAGACGANAGAAATGTTNCTNTGGAGCGCGTTNTGGCNAAC